GCCAGACAACATTGTTGAAACTGAGGTGATCATATTGACACCCGATGTTGATGAGGGTTTCATGTATTAAAAAGGCGAATGCCTTTCAAACTTAGATTGAGAACTCAATCAAGGGGATCAACATGAACGTCAAATGCTCCTACGATGAGGTGGTTGCACCTCATAAGCTTATTCCTAATCCAAAGAATCCCAACAAGCACCCGCCCGAACAGATTGACCGACTGGCAAAACTGATTGATTTTCAGGGCCAACGTCATCCTGTGATCGTTTCAAAAAGATCAGGCTTTGTTGTGGTTGGTCATGGACGCCTTGAAGCAATCAAAAAACTGAATTGGGATGGGGTTGCGGTCAACTACCAGGACTTTGAAAACGAGGCGCAGGAGTTCGCATTCGTCACCAGTGACAATGCAATCGCTGAATGGGCAGAGCTTGACCTCGCGTTAATCAATCAAGAGATGCTTGACCTGGGACCAGATTTTGATCTTGAGCTTTTAGGTCTCAAGGACTTTGTGGTTGAGCCAATTGAAAAGTTTGAACCTCAATCTGATGAGGACGATGTGCCAGAGGTTGTTCATCCGATCACTCGCAAGGGTGACCTGTGGCTGCTGGGTAAGCACCGCTTATTGTGCGGTGACTCAACCATGATTGATGATGTTGAGAGGCTGATGAACGCAGAGAAAGCACACATGGTTTTTACCTCTCCCCCCTACAATGGAAACACGCACCTGGCAGATGGGGATGTATTCGCAAATAAAGCCAAGAAGCTATACGGAGATGGGCATAGCGATGACTTGAAAAGTGATGACTATGTGCAATTTACCTCCTCGGTTCTCGAGAACTGCTTTATTTTTACGGATGGCTTCATATTTTGGAATGTTAATTACAATGCTAATTCCAGATCGGAGTTCATTAAGCAAATAGTGCCGCGCCTCGATTACTTAATTGAAACTGTGTGCTGGAAAAAGCACCACGCTGTCCCGTTTAAGGGCTCTCTGATGCGTCAGTGGGAGCCTGTATTTATATTCTCCACAAATAAAAAACAATTAGGGAATGATGTAGCCACCGTCAATCACTGGGAGATAGGAAATAGGAATGTTCAGGAGAAGAGTCACAAAGCCTGCTTTCCTGTTGAGTTACCAGAAAAGGGAATCCTTTTAGCTTCCAGCGACGGGAATTTAATTCTCGAGCCATTCACCGGGTCAGGAACAACTCTAATCGCCTGCGAAAAAACAAACCGCAAATGCTACGGCATGGAGCTAGATGAGAAATACTGCGACGTGATCATCAAGCGATGGGAGCAATACACCGGCAAGAAAGCCACGCTTGAATCAACCGGCCAAACCTACGAAGAACTCAAGACTGAGAGGGACGCATGAGAAAAGCAGGGCGCCCTAAGATTCAAATTGATCAACAACAGCTTGAGGCTTTGTGTAGGATGAACCCAACACTCAATGACACAGCGGCATTTTTTAAATGCTCACCTGACACCATTGAGCGAGTATGCAAGAGTTTTGGATACCGTGATTTTGCGGACTGTCGGGCACAAAATATGGTCCACACCAGACTTAAGGTGATTCGCAAGGCAATTGAGATGATCGAAAAGGGCAACACGGCCATGACGATCTTTGCACTCAAGAACCTTTGCGGATGGTCTGACAAGCATGAGGTGGTGACGCCTGGTGATAACAAGTTCACGCTTGCCTACACCCTGAATGATTGAGGCAGAAAAACGCACCTCAACCCCAAGCCTCACTGACTTTGATCCACGCAAAGTTCCTTTTCAATTAGAGGTCATCAAGCACGTTCGCAAGGTGCATCACTACAATCAGGGACCATGTGAGCTGATGCTCAGTGGCAGTGTGGGTTCTGCAAAGACAATTTTGGGCGCACACTTAGTCTGCACACATGTCTTACAGAACTCAGGCGCTCAGGTTGTGGTCCTACGCCGAACACTCAAGGACCTTAAGGCTACGTTCTGGCGCGTCCTGCTCACGCACTTTCCTGACCTGAACAAGTGGTGGAACAAATCTGAAATGAAAATCAGTCTGCCCAATGGGTCAATCATTTACGGTCTGTCATACGATGATGGGCGCTTTGACAAATTCCGATCCTATGAACTCTCCATGGGTCTCATTGAAGAGGGGACAGAGTGCGACAACGCTGACCTGTATGATGAACTGTTCCAGCGAATCGGACGCTTGCCTCACATCAAAGAAAACGTCATGGCCGTGATCACGAACCCTGGTTCACCATCGCACTGGTTGCATGAACGCTTCATGGACAAACCCACGCCCAACAGAAAGGTGTTCTACTCAATCACCGAACAGAATCCGTTTCTGCCTGATTGGTACATTGAAAACCTCAAGGCATCGCTTGATCCCAAACGCGCACAGCGCATGTTGTACGGTAAGTGGATTGAGATTCTGTCTGACGTGATCTATTATAATTTCAACTCAGAGATCAACTTCAAAAAAGAATCATACAAGTGGAACAAGGCGCTGCCTCTTGATCTGATGTTTGACTTCAACATTGGCCTTGGTAAACCTCTCTCATGCGGCGTGGGTCAGGTGGTCAACGGTCACTTTCACCTTGCCAGGACGTTCATCATTGAAGGCGCCAGGACCGCTGACATGTGTGAGGAGATTCAGGAGAGTGGCATCGTGGACATGTTCACAACCGTTCGCTTGTACGGTGACGCATCAGGATCACACAAGGACACCAGGAACACGCGCTCGGACTGGGACATCATCAAGAAAGCCTTTCAGAACTACAAGACCAAGGACAATCGCTCAATCAATGTTGAGTACCATGTGCCCTTGTCCAACCCGCCGATCAGGGCAAGGCACAACCTGATGAACACCCTATTCAAGAACACAATCGGTCAGGTAAGGTTTACTGTTTGGAAGGATGCCCAGCCAGCGGAAAAAGGTCTGAGGCTGACGGCATTCAAGAAAGGTGGGTTCATGATCGAAGACGACAGCCTGGCAGAGCAGCACATCACCACGGCCATTGGATACTGGTGCTATAGAATCGAAAACGTAAAGCCATTGCCAGCCGTCAACTTTGGATAATACAATTTAAAAAACCAGGGGAACCCAAAATGATTTTTGAAAACTACGATCTGACGCCTGAGTTCATCAGGCAACTTGTCCTTGAGATTGAGTCAGGGGCAAACATCCAACGCAAAAGACGCTCGTGGATTTCAAACCAGATCAGAGATGGCAAACTGTATGACTATGTGCAGAACAGACTCAAGATCATGTACCCCAAGAACTGGACCATGTATTCCATCAGCGAGTATTCCATTTCCAAAAAGGTGATCGACAAAAAGTCCAAAGCCTATAAGCGCCCACCCATTCGCAGGGTAATCAGCGATCCAAACGCCACCAACGCCTATCAAGAGATTCTAAAAAAGTTCCGTTTCAATCAGGCTATGAAAACCTTTGACGCGGTCTACAACGAACACAAGTATGCGCTCTTGGCTTGTCTCATGGACACCGATGAACTGGGCAATCCATTTCATAAGTTTTTCTCAATGGCACCGTGGGAATATGATGCGGTCTTTGACAAAGACGGCAACCTCAAGGTGGTTGTGCTTTCAAACCCGCCTCAGACTGTAAAGCACTCAACAGAAACTGACGCCATTGACACCATCATTGCTGAGTCTGGTGACGCTGACCAAGGCAACAACCGGCGCGTGTATATCCTTTGGACTGACAAGCAACACGTTGAACTCATCGTAACTGGCAAGCGCGGTGACATCAACTCAACAAAGATTGAGCAACGCTTGCTTGGTCCTGGTGGCAACGGTGCAAACCCTTACGGTGTTCTACCGTTTGCCTATGCGCCAATGACCATGGACGCCAACTACCCTCTGCCATCACCGCTGCCAAGCCAGACAGTGGAACTCAATGCACTCATGTCAGTGTACCTCACCAGCGCCAACCAGCAGGTGGGTGTGTTCGTTTTAAAATACCCGTCAGACCAGCCGATCAACATGGTCTCTGGTTCGATGTATACCGCTGTGCAGTTGCCGCAATCAAAAAACCCTGAGGACGCAAGGACTGAGGCTGATTTCATTTCACCAAGCCCAGACCTCACAGGTCATAAAGACGCAGTGATGACTTACGCCTCTGCCATCCTGGACGAACATGGCTTGTCATCGTCAGTGGTCACAGGGACCAACCAGACGTTCACCAGCGCACTTGATCGCATCATTGCCAACTCAGACATTCAGGACCTCATTGAAGACAATCAAGAAATGTATTCTGAGATTGAAAAGGCAGCTTATAAGATCATCGGCGCACAACTCAGATCAATCAATTCAAACATTGAACTCCCACCTGATGAGTTGGTTGTGGTCTACCCCAAGCCAAAGGTGCTGGTCTCTGATTCGGAAATCTTGGACAACATGAAAAAAATGAAAGAACTCGGAATCTTTCAGGACTGGGAACTGTTGCAAGTGTTTGATCCAAACCTTGACCAGGATGAGGCACAGGAAAAAATTGCAGAGATCAAAGCTGGCAAAATGAAAATGATCAATGAGCTTGATGCGGAAAGTGACGCAGAGAGTGATGCAGAAGAGGTTGAAACAGAAACACCAGAAAACCAGGACGCCGCCATTGGCAATGTCTGAGGATGAGGTTTCATTCGAGATGGACTTTCCAGAGCTGAGTGGGTTGCCACCAGTTCTGGTCTCAGACATTCTCAATGAGATCGGTGACTATCTGAAAGTGTCCATCCTTGATTATGTCGGACAGGCAGAAACGCCGGTCTCTGGTGGTAAGTTCAAAGCCACACTCTCACCCGACTATGCTGAACGCGAGGGTAAAGATCAGGCAAACTTAGACCAAACAGGGTCCATGCTGGACTCACTTACGTTTGAGGTCACAGGCACCAAGGTCATCATTGGAGTCTTTGACAAGGACCAAGCGCCCAAGGCATTCAACCACAACACTGGTGACACGCTACCAATGCGCCAGTTCATTCCAACAGAGGACCAGACTTTCAAGCGCGACATCATGCGCGGGATTGATGAGATCATTGCCGATCTCTTGGGGGGATAGTGGCAGCAAACTTTTCAAAGCTGGGCAAGAACATTGGCAAACAGGTCAAGGACAACATTCGTCAGCGGTACATTAAGACCATGTGGAAGGAACTCTCAAAGGGAGTCACCCTGGTCTCTGTGATCTTGGACCTGATCAAGAAAGGAATCTCACCCACGGCGGCTGGACGCTTTCTGCGTTACTCAAAGACCTATGTGGATTCCATCAAGGGCAAGATTGCTTTCTTCAAAAACAAAACAACTGGCGGGACATTCGCCATCGAACCACTCAAGGCGGCTGAGTTGAACTCATACCGCGCCAGCAAGCAAGCTAAGGCAGACAACAAAGACCTGGCATCAAAGGTCAAAGCCATCGCCAAAGAACGCTATGGGAACAAAAAACAATCACCCGTGAACATGGAACTGACTGGCGACATGCTGGACTCACTAAACTTTAAAGCATCAACCGGCGTCCTTGGGTTCAGTGATAAGAAAGCAAAGTGGCACAATGAGGGAACCGGCAATCTGCCAGTGAGACGCCTCTTGCCAACCAATCCAGGTGAACGGTTTAATAGACGTGCAGAACAAAGAATTAGAGATGGCTTGAGTGAAGCGGTCAGAAAACTCTCTT